GATGGTTTTTCCTTTAACTTGGAGTTATACTAACTCCACTGCAATGATGCAGGTTAACTGGAGAATCCAAATGACAGTCGCAATCAAAACCACCCTCAAAATCGTTGACCAACTCGGCTTGATCCAAGACCAAATTGACCAACTGACCGAGCAAGCAGAAGCTCTCAAAGATCAAATCAAACTGCTTGGCGCAGGCACATATGCTGGCACGATGTACGTGACCACCATCAAACACACTCCAGAGAAAAAATCTACGTCATGGGCTTCAGTTGCCAAAGAGCTGAATGCACCTGCTGACTTGGTCGCCAAACACACCAAGATCACCAAAGACATTTTGTCTGCTGAAACCAAACCTTTGAGCAACTAATCAACGGGGGCGAAAGCCCCCATAGGAGAACACCATGACACCAATGACCGAACGCCAAAAGAAACTGGTTGCCAACAACGTGCTGGCCGCCTGCAAAGACATCAACAAACTCAACAAGACTGGCTACGACTTCTTGTATCTGTGCTCAGGCTTTATCGCCCACTACAACATTGATGGCTTCAAAGCCCACTACTCTGAGTATTCGCTCAAAGCTGACTTGGAGCGCTATGCCAAAGCCAACCAATGGTGCAACTTCCGCAAGGACGAAAAAGATGGCGAGTACTACCACGCCAAGCGTGACTGCTACAACATGATTCTCGGTGGCTTTGTTGCCGACGAAGCACGAACCCTCATGCAAGCCGCACAAGCCATGGGCAAATTGCAAATCATCCACATCGGTTAAGGAGCACATCATGGAAAACTCAATTCGCATCAACGGAGAAAACCTTCGCCACTTCATCTTTGTTGACCAGTTTGACGATGATGTCTGGATCAGCTTGAACGTGCCCGGTGGCCGCACCCACATGACATTGACTCACAACCAAACCAAAGAGCTGATCGCCGCCTTGGAAAAAGCCTTGGAGGTTGCCAATGCTTGAAGACCTCAACCCAACAACACGCTGTTACCCGCGCACGCTGCTGGAAGCATTCCCCAATTCAATCGACCGTGCAGGTTGGTTCTACCCACCTGAGCAAAACAATAGCTGGCGCAACCTGCTCATGGCTTACGTGGCTCTGGTGATGTGGGTTGGCTTGGCATATTACTTTTCAAACAACTGAGGACATCATGAAAGAAATTAGCGAATTGCAAAAACAAATCTTGGGCAATGCTGGGCATGTCAAGTTTTTCACTCAACAAGAGTTTGATGAAGCCATGGCCATCGCCCAAGCTGAAATCATGACCGTGGCGATTGAGACAACCAAACGTGCCATCTTCATTGAGCGCCAAGCCTGCGCAGACCTCGTGCGCGATGTCGCCAACAAAGAAGGAAAAGAACACGCCTTGGTGTTTGAAAGCATTGCAGAGGCCATTCTCAACCGCATCCCAAGCCAAAGGCAATGACCATGAAGCGCTACTTCTCAATCATCGGGTATTGCATGACGCCGTTTGTGGTCAGCTATACGTTTTGGTATGTGATTGGCGCTGGCATCTCAGCAAGCTGGGACACCGCCAACTGGACGATGGATTTAAAAATCACACTGACCGTATGGGCGTGCGTCTTTGCAATCATGTTGCTTTTCAAACTTGAGCACGAAAAATGATTTACCTCAAAGAAAAACACAAGGACGGCAAACCTACGATTTGGGCAAGATTCTCAAATGAAGAGTTGGCGCAAGCCACCAAAGCATTGATCCAACTGCGCCGCACTTACAAACACAACTTTTTGTATCTCAGCAAAGAAAGAGCAGGTAAATGATGGATTGGATTGATATTGTTGTTGGCGGCATTGTTGCCATTTTTATCGTAGGCGGTTGCTTGGCGTTGTACGCTGATGCAATTAACCATCCTTGGGGAGAAGATGATGAGCATTGAAGCAATGAAGCTGGCGCTTTGGCATGAAGCAATGGCAAGAGAGCCAAACCGAAACCAAGCGAAAAGAGAAAAGCATGAAGCAACTTCTAAATTTATTCGTGAAGCACTAGCCAAGCAAGAGCAGGATGAACCTGTGGCGTGGTTAATTAATGATAAAAAGATCAATCATCTTCAAATCAAATCAATTAAACGCTTAATTGAACGCGCTCGTCATGCACACATGACGAACATTGAGTTGCGTATCAATGGTCAATATGAATGGTATGAAGGTGACTGGATAAAACACATGGTTGAAGCGCCACAACCCCGCAAGCCGCTGACGGATGAGCAGATCATGAATGCTTTGAAGCTAAAGTCATGCGATGGTTATCGAGAAATTGTCAGAGCAATCGAAGCCGCCCACGGCATAAAGGAGAGCACATGAACATTCCAAAAATTGAAGAAGCAATCATATTGCTATATCAAACATTCATTGAAGATCAAAATGTTGCTACACAACGAGGCATAGCAATTACAGCCATGAACAAGATGGTCAAGTTGCTTGGCGGTGATGATGTTGTTGAAAAAATTGAAGCAGTTCCGTACTCAGCCAGACTTAGAGCGAAACATTTGTTTGAAGATGAATCACAACCCAAGGCAGAGAAGCAAGAGCCTAAAGCATGGATGAGTGAAGAAAACGATTGTCTTTTTTTTGATAAAGATAAACCAAATCCAATGAATTACGATTTTTGGACACCTCTCTACACCCATTCACAACACCGCAAGCAATTAATGGGTAAAGAAATAGATGCTTATCTTGAATCGGAGTGGACTGGGTATAGCAGTTATCACGACTGTTTCAAAGAAATAGTTAGATGGACAGAAGCTAAACACGACATAAAGGAGTAAGACATGAAATATCCGTCTTACTGTTGTCAAAAATGCGGAGAAATGATTGGCTGGCTTGGTCGAATCATGCCGTTTCACAAATGTAAGGAGAAAAACAAAATGATCTACAAAACCATTGAAGAGTGGAATGAGCACAACCCCAATCACATTGGTGCACTTCCAATTGAAGTGTGTCGCCAAATATGGGGTGAAAAATCAGATGGCGCTTATGAGCGTGGATTCGTTGACGGTATGCAAATGCAAATGCAAAGATGCGTAGAAAGAAACGTACTTGGCACATCATGTAAAAGGTCAGAGCATTGGGTTGGGCTAATGCGTGGTGTGCGCGTTGAAGGCGACACCGTGATCATCAGCGTCAAAGGTGGTAACGCTGCCGCACGAGAACTGTGTGGCGTATTGATTGAGGAGATGAACACATGATCGGAGCATTCATACTCGTGGTGCTGCAAAACACCACCAACAACGCCTTGGGCTGGGAACGCCTCGGCGAATTCAAAACCAAAGCGCTGTGCGAAAAAGCCAGAGTTCAACTCATGGCAACGCAAGAACAAAACAAAAATTGGTACGCCCCAAAATCGTTCGTTTGTTTAGCAAAGGACATGGACTAATGACACACGAAGCAGGCAAAGGCGACAAACGCCGTCCAGAAGACTCCACAGCCTTCATGGAGAGCTTTGATCGGATATTCCGACCACAGGCATCAACTCAAGAAAAAATGCGCCAAAACGCCGAAATTGAAGAGTTGAAGCAGATCACCCGCAACCTTGACCGCAACACAGGATCAAACAAATGACCACCGCCAAAAAAACAACCGCCAAAAAACAGTCGGTTGAACCGAGCAAAACCCCTAAAAGTACACAGAAACCAATGAAGTCTGTAGAAAAAGAATTCGCTATGCCGCAAGAAGTGAAGGATTGGATCGAACGCGCACAAAGTATTATGCGTAATATGCAATCAAAAATTGATAGATTGACGCAGGAAAATAATGAATTGAAATCGTACAAACGATGGGCAGAGCATCGAATTCTTAATAGCACGCCCGAATGAGTTAAAATTGCGAAACCCCGAGACAGCGCTAACTGTTCAGGGTTTCTAATCACACGAAAGGCACTTCGCATGACTGCAAATATTTTAACGCAATCCCGTCTTCGGGAATTGTTGCACTACGATCCTGAAACTGGAATTTTTACTTGGCGCGTAAAACGCACTGGGTCTGCCAAAATTAATAGTGAAGCAGGAACTCCAGACAGTCACGGGCACATACAAATCAAAATTGATGGCAAGCTGTATTTGGCGCATCGTCTTGCTTGGCTTTACATGCATGGATATTTTCCTTCCCGTCACTTGGATCACATCAACAGAATTCGAAACGACAATAAGTTTGTCAATTTGAGAGCAGTTACTAGCAAACAAAACAACGAAAACACTGGAATCCGTAAAGACAATTCCAGTGGATATAAGGGCGTAAGCTGGAGCAATTCAAAGGGGAAATGGATTGCTCAAATCAGCCATCATAAAAAAAATATTCACATCGGCGTGTTCAATGACCCAAAGGAGGCACACATGGCGTACATCGCTAAGGCAAAAGAACTTCACACCCACCACGACCGCGTGATGGGCATGAGCTTGGAGTGATCATGAACATCATCATGTACGACGATGAGACATCCGAGCTGGCAAAACGGTTCGCTGACCACTTAGCCAAAGCCATGGGCGAGACGCCGGGTCTGGTGCGTCAAGTCATCAAAGAGGTGAGCCACATGGTGGAGTGGTACACACCAGCCGTGTTGCCTAAACGCCGAGGAGTTCGTGGCCGCGCAAGAGCACTCAAATGGAGAAAGCAATGACACAAGATAAAACACCCCCACGGTTCATTGAGCTGGTATTTGGCAACCAATACGCAATCCGCCTATACAAGACAGACGACAAAATGGGAGGAGAACCCGTCTATCGAATGCAAGGCACACCGCAAGGCATAGAGGCTATGCAAGCCGACATCGACAGCGTCTTCCCACGAACCACAACTTCAGGTTAAACTCAAGCCCACAATGCACTGAAACGAATGTGCGAAAGGACTGAAATATGACCGAAGACAAAATCAAGTTAGCAGCCACTCACAAAGAATCTAAAGTAGAAAAGTTTAGAGGAGAGAATCATGGCTGAAGGCAAGAAGACAGGCGGCAGACAGGCTGGAACGCCCAACAAGGCGACAGCGGAGGCGAGGAAGGCCATAGCCTCATTTGTCGAAGGAAACGCTCACAGGCTCACTGAATGGCTCGACAAGGTTGCAGAGGGCGTGAGCACAGATGTGCTGGACGAGAAGGGCAATGTTGTTGGGCAGGAGTACATCGTCCCGCCAAACCCTGGCAAAGCGTTCGACATGTTCCAAAGCGTGATTGAGTACCACGTGCCCAAGCTGGCAAGGGTGGAGCACGCTGGTGACCCAGCCAACCCAGTGGAGGTGGATGTGCACGTGAACGTCTTTGGTGAGCTGCTCAAATCCATCAAGATGCAGCGACAGTCAGAGGCATGAGCGCTGTAGAGGAAATCCTCGCCGATGAGGAATACCTGAACGAAACTTTTACCAAGCTGCCAGCGGCTCAACAGGCCGCGGTTGTCTGGCAGATGCGTTGGTACAAGCAGGCATTCAAGCACCAGATTGAGCCTTCGGGAGAATGGTGGAACATCTGGCTGATGCTGGCTGGCCGTGGCGCGGGTAAGACTCGTGCAGCCGCCGAGACGCTTGGAGCGTGGGCATGGGAGACACCCAACACCCGATGGTTGGTGTCAGCCCCAACGAGCGGTGACATCCGCGGCACGTGCTTTGAAGGTGACTCAGGGTTGCTCAACGTCATCCCGCCAGAGCTGATCGCTGACTACAACAAGAGCCTTCACGAGCTGAAGCTGATCAATGGATCATTCATCAAGGGCATTGCGGCGTCCGAGCCTGAGCGCTTCCGCGGCGGCCAATGGCACGGAGCGTGGCTTGACGAGCTGGCCGCATGGGACTACCTGCAAGACGCATGGGACATGATCATGTTCGCCGTGCGGCTGGGCACCAAGACCAAGATCATTGCGTCCACCACGCCCAAGCCCAAGCCTTTGATCATGGAGCTGCTTGACAGAGAGGGCAAAGACGTCACGGTCACGTCGGCATCGACTTACGTCAACATCGCCAACCTTGCGCCCAGCTTCCAACAGCAGATTCTCCAGTACGAGGGCACCAAGCTCGGTCGGCAGGAGATTCACGCCGAGATCATTGACCCCGAAGAGGGCGGCATTGTCAAGCGTGAGTGGTTCAGGCTCTGGCCAGACGGCAAGCCTTTCCCCAAGCTGGAGTACATCATCCAGAGCTACGACTGCGCCACATCGGACAAGACGCACAACGACCCGACTGGCTGCATCACCATGGGCGTGTTCAAGCCACTGGACGGCGGGATGTGCGTCATCATCCTTGACTGCTGGCAAGAGCACCTGCAATACCCACAGTTGCGGCCAAAGGTCATTGATGAGTATGAGGTGGTGTACGGCGAGGGCAAGAACAAGAAGCGCGTTGACTTGCTGCTGGTGGAGGACAAGAGCGCAGGCATCAGCCTGATCCAAGACTTGCACCAAGCCCACCTGCCCGTCCATGCCTACAACCCCGGCAGGGCTGACAAGATACAGCGGCTGTCCATTGTGGCCAACATCATCCGTGCTGGCCGAGTGTGGGTGCCAGAGTCTGGCGTCAAGAAGGGATTCGTGCGTGACTGGGCGGAGGGCATGGTCAGCCAGATATGCTCATTCCCCGAAGGCACAATACACGACGAGTTTGTGGACTGCA